CGCTTAATCTTATTTACGATAGACCGAGCACACATAACTGCTTCTCCAAGAGGAGTTCCACCAAGAGTATATTCGGAGCAATGACTAATACGATATCCGCCCATTGCAAATGCCTGCAAATAAACCATCTGCATAGATTTCTCTAGAGAGCGTGCATTTTGACGGGAAGAGAAAAACTCCAGTAGTCTAAACTCTCCAGAGATACACAGATCATTATCTTTACTAAGATCATCGGTGAGGTTAGTTCTATATCCGCTTTGGAATCCATAGACTCGGAAAGGAATACCCGACTTCTTACAGAACCAAATAAGATTGTAAGTTTGTTTCAAAGTATCCAATAACTGGTGCTGCATAGAACCAGACCAATCAAGAAACATTACCAGACCATGATTCTTACCTTCAGGAATGACAGTGACTTTCTTGAAGATGTCATCGTTGTACTTATAGGTATGCAGTTTGTTAGTATCCAGAACACCAGTTCTAGCAGTTGCAGCACGACGATATTCGTCTGCAGACTTCTTCATTTCAAACTGCTTACACAGATAGTTGACAGTCTTCTGAGTATCTTTCTTGAAAGAAGTATAGTGATCAATACCATACTCAATATTTTTCATTCTATACTCAATCTGATCTGAGGAATCACCTTCAGTTTTATAAAAATGATTATACAGATTGTTCTGGATCAGATCAAAAGGAACAATGTATTTGTCAACATCAATGTCAGGAAGTGAAAGATAGACCCATTCCTTGGCATCATCATCTACAAGAGTCTCTAGTGCCTCTTGCAAAGCAGCATCAGTGATTGATTCCGTTTCATCTTTGCCACCAATATCATCCATATGTTCATGATCATATGAAGGAGTATCTAGATCAGCGGTATCATTTTCTTGCTCACGACGCTCTGCTTCTTCAAGCATTTCTTCATGAGTCATATCTTCATTAGGAGTAACCTCAATCGTGTCACTACTCTGACTTCCAGATTGATTCTGCGGAGTAGGGGGCAGTTCTAGTTCTTTCTCTTCTTGCTTTTGATTTGCATAATCCCACAGTTCTCTAGCAAGTTCTATTACATCATCAAAAGTTTGAGTGTAGGTAGCACGATTCACCCAAACCTGTTCATCTTCAGAAAAGGGAGTGTTGGGGTTACCTTTGAAATATAAATTAATTCGATCAATCAAAGACAGATTCTCAGGATCTTCATCCTTAACTCCAAAGAAGTCACGATCCCAAAGTTCTTTATAACCTTCATAGAAGGACTTACGGAGACCGGGATAGGTACGCTTCATCATGCGTTCGATACGAGCATCCTCCAAGACATTCAGAAACGCCTTGGAGACGCCAGGAACATCGGCATTGGGGGTATACAGGGCATGACCTACTTCGTGACCTACCAGAAGGTCATAGACAGTATCGCTAGAGTTTTTCCAAATTGGGAGAATCAGGACTCTCTTCTCCACATCAAAGCAAGCAGTGCTAACTTTGCGGTGTTCAACAGTCAGGTTTTCTGTAGCAAGCAGTTTGGCAAGAGTGCCTTTGACTTCCTGAGTGTTCATCCGTCCTCCGATTACCTTGTAATTATAGCAGAAAGTCCACCCCCTGTGCAAGAGGGTGGACAGTTACTCAAGTGAACATACCTTTGTCACTCATGTACTTAAGTGTCTCCTTTAGTGTACCACGGTGATCTAGACCAATAGAAATTTGAGGATACTCTGCATCTTCTCCAAATTCAGATCTGAATTGTTTATGGGTAAAGTCAACACCCAGTAAAAATTCTCTTACATCTTGACCACATGCTTCAAGAACCATTGTCGCTCTTTCCGATTCTTGACCGCCGTTACCATAAACTAGTGCTTGAATCATTAGTCTCGTTGCCTCCAATCATCAGGTTTGTCTCTCCCGAACCATTCATTAATATCGTCTGCTCCGTCAAATCCGCTTTTATAATTTGATGGATCTGGATCACCCAAACCCATCTTGTTCATAAAATCGTCCATAGTACCCTCTTCAATATCAAGAGCAGCTTGTCGTCTTGCTTTGTTTAACCAATCTCTGGCAGTAGTATGTCTCTTAGCGAGTTTCTCTGCCCAAATCATGTCTTCGAGTTTTACCTCTTCCTTGTTAGCGATCTTCTTACAGATGAACTCCAGTCGGAGTCTGTATTGAGTTGATAGCATACTTAGTCCCGCAGTTTTAGTTCTAGATCCTCTAGTCGGTGATACTCAGCATGTGCTGCTTCTTGTCTATCACATACTATATTTAGGATGTCCCCCATGATAACATCGTTGTCAACATAGTCGTCAAGATATTTATCAATCGCCTCTTTTAGATAACGATATCTATGCCACTCAGGACTGTATGGTTTATACATGATAAAACTGAAGAGTAAAATTATTTAGCTGTCGTCAGACATATGTGAGAAATCATTGATCTTCTCAAACTTAATAGTCCGAAGAAACTTGTCAACGAGAATCTCACCCTTATGTGAAATGACAAATACATTAGTATCATTTCCAAGGTTGCGAAGAATCTGAAGCAGTTCACCAGTGCCAGAAGTATCTAGTGAACTATCAAACACTTCATCCAAAATCAAAAGGTTAGTAGCAACACTATTCTTCATGCGAGCAATTTCTCTCCATGTAAACAAAAGTGCTAGGTCAATCTTTTGTTTCTCCCCCTCCGAAAAAGATGCGTAAGAAAAATCATCTCGGAAGCGACTCTTAATGACTTCATTGAACTCTTCGTCGAGAGTAAAGTTGACAAAGAAATCCATTGATTGGAGATACTTATTGATCAGTTGATTAAATACAGGAATGTATTTTTTAATGATCTGACTTTTGATACCAGAGTCTTTCAGCAATCTAGAGACAACTTCATACTCATCTAAAGTCTTGCTCACATTTGCACAATCATTTTTAGTTTGATCGTACTCTTTTTGAATTGAGAAAAGAGTTTCTTCTTCAATATCAATATTTGGTGTACTGGATTGTAGTTTGGTAATCTCATCTTGGATGCGAAGATTTTCAAACTCAAGTCGAACATAGTCTCGATCAATCGTACTTAGATCACTTCTAAGTTCCTTCAACTTCATAGACTGTTCTGAGATTGCAGACACAATTGCTGATGCCTGGTCAATGTCAGCATTGAATTGCACAATCTCTTCTGCAACAACTTTGCCACGACCAGTTCTATTTCCAACCATCGCAAATTTGAAGTCTTTGTCAATATGTTGTTGACATGTAGGACACTCATCATGCTCTTTATAGAACTTGAGTTCTTTAGAAATCAATTTCAATTCAGATTTTTTATCTGATTGACCTTGGCGAAGTGAAGATAGGGTCTTCATAGCAGAATCATAATCTCCTATAGAAGACTCAATATTCTTTATTGCATTTTCTACATTAGATTTTTGCGTGGTCACATCTTGCATGAGAGTAGTATTCTCAGCATATTTCTTTCTCTTTTCTTCTACACGAACTGTGTTGGTATCTCTCAAAGATTGTAAAAGTTTTTCCTGTGCTGATACTCGCTCTCCATTGAATTTAAGAAGGTGATCGCAATCGCGACTCTGAGATTGAGATTCCCGAATGCGATCCTTCAGCAAAGAATTCATCGACGAGAAGATGTTGATGTCGAGTAGATCTTCGATAACTTCTCGTCTGTGATGTGCGGCAAGTTGCATGAAGGGCACAAAAGTTGACGATCCGAGTATAACGACTTGAGTGAAGCTTTTGAAATTGAGTTTGAGCACTGATTGCTCCAGGTACTTCTGGGTGTCTTTCGCAGCAGCGTCCTGATCGACCAGTTTATTGTTTCGATAAACTTCAAATACATTTGGTTTAATTCCTCTGAATACACGATATTCGTCTTTGCCAATTGAAAAACGAACTTCTACTTTAGTCTCTTTTTCGTTGATACTGTTAACCAGTTGAGGTTTATTAATCTTTCTAAATGGTTTGTTAAACAGCACAAAACATAAAGCATCCAACAGAGTGGACTTACCCGCTCCATTGGATCCTACAATAAGATTGGATGAGGAATCACAAAGATTGATTTCAGTCCATTGGTCACCAGTAGATAAAAAATTCTTCCAACGGATAGATTCAAAAATAATCATGAGGGAGGGACAACAAAGTCATTAGGAGAGATTATGGTGTACTTGTACCCATAACTTTTACAATTCATGGCAACGATCTCAGGTTCTACTTCAAGAATTTCTAAGACATCTGGATAATCATCCGCCTTTAGTAATTCATGATATCTAAGTGCGTCATCCTTTTCGTCAAAACATTGGACGATCTTTTGACCGTCAAATGCATCTGATACTGCATAAACACCACCGCTTTTCTTTTCTGTTAAGATAAACATTAGAGTTCCAACGCTTCTGTGTACAATGACCTCATTACTGATTTGACATTTGATTTATCAACTTTTAGATCTATTTCATCTATGTAGTTATCTAGTAAAGTCATTGTATCTTCGGTTTCCAGTACCGATGATCCTTCCACTTCAGAACTAAGATCTTCAATAATCTTAAGATCTCCAAGAGACATTTCTTGTATTTGTTTGATGTTATGATCAAACTTGGCGTAGTCTCCTTTGTCTTCAACAATCAGTTTGACGAAGGTTCCTTCCAGTTCTTTAGAATCTGGTAGAACAATTCCGTCATTATAATACAACTTATGAAAAATGTCAAAGGGATTCCTATAGAAAGTAGTCCTAAGAGTGTCCGTGTCGAACACATGGAATCCTCTTTTACATCCATAATCATTCCAATATAACTGATACGGGTTTCCAAGATATGTCACATTATCCTTTTTGGATTTCATATGATAGTGACCACTGAATACCCTCTTGAACTTTTTGAACATTGCTTTGTCCATGCCGTTCAACATTACATGACCAGGGTGAGCTTCAAAACCGTTAAGCTCAAGATGCCCCATGCAGATAGGAGCATCACTTTCTGCAACAGCATTGAGGGATCGCTCTCTGTTTTCGTCACATATCCAAGGTAGAAGAAGAATAGGAAGATTATCAAAGTTAACGGTAGTAGGAACATCGTGAACTCTGATGTTGTCGTATCCTCCAAGTAACTCACTTGGGGCGTTAATTCGTAAAGTGTTCTTGTAGTAAATATCATGATTTCCTACAAGCATATGCATACGAATGTCCCTCTGGGAAAGAGGGTCAAACCACATATCCTTCGCTGCTTCCAGCGACATGAAGTTGATAGATCTGCGTTTGTCAAAGGTGTCTCCCAATGCAATGACCGTAGTTATATTATAGGCATCAATGAAAGGAAGCACTACTTCGCCATAAAACTTCTTATAATGATTGAGGAAACACTGATTATCGTTACGAACTCCAAAGTGCTGGTCAGTAATCAGAAGTATCTTCATCGTTTAGAGTTCATTTCAATACGGGACTTGATATGATTATAACCAGAATCTGTCTCCCCGTCAACTGTGAAGACATGATCATAACCAGATTTCTCAATAATCTTATCTTTAATTTCCATCTGACGCTTTTCTTTTTGAATCCTTCTCAGGAAGGCATAGAAAGCAATCTGAGTGAAATATGCAAATGGGTTCTTGGATTTTTCTGGTTTGAAGTTGGCAATATACTGAATACAGTTTTCAATTGCATCACAAACCATATCATCCTTATACATGTAATTGATGAAGTTTGGTTTGAATGACAAGTGTGTTGCAATTTTATGAAAACATGCTCCCAGATATTCATAACATCGAACAAACTCTTTCGACGTCCTTCTATCTGGATGGTTCCTATAATATTTAATAGTTACCTTATAGTTTTCATGTTCTAATACTTCTTTACCGTGGCGAAAATAATCCCGGAGTTTGATTACATTAGAAAGAAACTCTTGATTGTCAATATAATGTTGTTTTTGTTTTTTCATGCAGAAGGTTCCTTCTCTATGTTCCTATTATAACACACTTGACAACTTTGTCAAACTCCAGTAGAATAACCATGTAAGGGTTCAAGAAAAACTATAGCTTATTAATGATGATGACCAGGATCTTTATAGATCTTTTCTAGGAGAGTTCTGTATTGATCAATCTTCCCACGATACCCTTCGGTTCGTTCGGGATTGGTGTGAGTGTCTGGTTTTGAATCGTCATCGTCATCATCAGCAATAAAAGACTGATACATGAAGATAACTTCTTTGCTCATCGATGCGACAGCAACAATATCTTTTTCGCGAAGAATGAAAAACTCTTCGTCAGACATTTGCATCCATTTTGAAAAACCAATTCCTTTAGCGACTTTGTTTTCGCTAATCTCTTTGGTGATGATTTGCAGTTGCACAGGATCTTGAATGAAGACTAAACTTTCTCCATCATCATCTGTAAGGACTGCTCTTCCTAATACTTCTTCGCCATTAACTAGTTTGAAAATGCCGAAGAATTCTTCGTCGTGTTTTGCGTAATTAATCATAAGCTTTTACTTTGACATCTATGATCTCATAATTAAATTTTTCTTCGTTATATACTTTGACTCTCTCCATCAAATGATTGAGGGTGTAATTATTACCCCTGTCAGTGGAGATATCGTCTGCAATATCATATAATGTTGCTTGTGATTTATTTTCGCCCTTCCTCAGAACACGACCAATAGATTGAAGGTTCCTCACTCGGGACTTAGAAGGACTAGCGAAAATAACATTGTGTAAGTTTTTTATATTAATTCCAGTAGAGAAAGTTCCATAAGAAGCGATAATAATTGTATCGCTAGATTGCTCTGTTAACAATCTGATATTTTCTCTATCATCTACATCAACTCCACCATGCACAAAATGCACCGAACGAGTTGTATAACTATTTATCATTTCGTAAAGAGGTGCTCCATGACGATCTACATAGTTGAAAAGGATAAGAGTGTTGCCCTTTAAATCACATGCGAGATTTCTAATAAATTTATTTCTTCCTTCGTGCTCAATAAGATATCCAATTTCATCTTGATACCCTTCAAATAATTTTTCTTCATGCTTGAGCAACACAATCTTAACTTTCAATTTAGCAACATGTCCTGCCTTCATTAATTGGTTGGTTTTTGTAACTTGAGAACATCGTCCAAAAACTCCTTCCAAAACCAACTGATTGACATTTGCTCCGTCTAATGTTCCAGTAAACCCTATTCTGTACTTGCACTCATGCAACTTAGACATCAGAGAAGTAAGAGATTTAGCTTTGAATTGGTGCGCCTCGTCACCGATGATGACATCAAACCTGTCAAACCACTTTCGAGGTTCCTTGTAGATAGATTGCCAAGTGGTAATTACCACCTGATGATGCGTGTATTTTTCTTGCCCCGCGTATATTTTATGGCAATTTTCGGAGCACATCCAACCATATTCCTCAAAGTCTTTATACATCTGCTCGACAAGAGAGGTAGTAGGAACGACGATTAATACATTTCTGTCAACATTCACATGGAATCTAACTAATGCGTAGATCATTAGAGACTTACCTGATGCTGTGGGAGATAATAGTAATCGTCTGTTGTGCTTTAGGGCTTCATATATTGCCTTATATTGATAATCACGAACCTTCAGAGCAGGAGGTAACCCTAGAGACTTTACAAAACCTACAACAGATTTTGGAGTCACAAATCCATTCTCCTCCATAGGATGACCGAAGAATTTACATTCTTCAATCTTATATTGATACCCTCTTTCATCTGCCCAATCTAAAAGATATTCGATGAGACCGCAATAGATCTCTCCTGTTGCCGGAGAATAAAGATGGATCTTTCCATCCCATCCCTTATAGCGACGAGTCTTCTGCATAAATTTTGCCGACTCTACCTCAAAGGTAAAAAAGTCGGCAAGTTCATAATTGATGTGAGGTTCTGCTTCAACCTTTAAATAGACCTCATTCTTTTTACGAATAACCAGATCAACCATACTCAAAAACCAGCATTAAATTTCTTCCATTCGATAGCATTTTTAATGTGATATGTGCGGTTGTTTATCATCCGCAAAACACTATCTAAAAAGAAGAGCACCTGTTCTATGTAGTCCACTTTGTATTGGACCTTTTGAACATCATCATCTGCCTCAATGAACATGAGAATCTCTTCTTTTGTTGTAAGTTTAAGGTCGAAAGGCATCTCTTTATATACTGAAGAAGGTGCCTTACCTTTGTAGTACAACCATTTTTCTTTCAAAAGTCTTTTAAGTTCTAATTCACGATCTTTCTTCATTAGAGTATATGTATTATGATACTCCATGTATTTCATATGAAGTTGAGGAATTTTTATAGAGTCCTCATCGTGCAATGTTTCGTGAAGAACCGAATCAGTTTTCCACATTTCTTGAAGGTTTTCTAGATTCATAACGATACTTAAGTGCTTGTAAATGCCATGCTTGTGCCAAACTTTTGGGTCCTTCCTTTAAAAGTTTTCTTTCTTCTGGACTGATAACCCAATGCTCTAAAATGTCTTGTTTCCAATTCATAAGCGTTCTGCCGAATTGACCTTTCTGAATTCGTAATACAAATATTTAAAAGTTACCTGAGCAGTGATAAATTCATTGTCGCCTCCAGTTACATCAAAAGGTAGTGTACTGAGACTGATTGGATACATGTCTCTGAATACTACATCAAAATTGTTTAGATTGTTATTATTTAAAGCTTGTAAAGTCGCTGCAGAAACCGATGGTCTACCTTCTCCAGGATTGTCCTGTCTCCATTGAGCAGTATCTCTTTGAGTAATAGCACCGCTGATTGCCCTCATCCAATTATGGATTTCCATATAGTTTTCTAGATTTTCATCTACAATAAATTCTACCGTAAAATCATCAAATCTAGCATTGCCTTCTACAGGTAATGGGACATGACCTCTATAGTAAACCTCAGCAGTTCCAACATTAAAAGTAGGAATTGATGCACGCTGACAAAGATACGAAACCTTTTTAGATTTCTCTAAGATCAAGACAAATCCAATCGGTGACAAATAATTGTTAGAACTTAATTGTCTCTCGTACCACTTACTTACAGCCATTTTGTTATGCGTTAATGTTTTCTATCCATGATGTAGAAATAAATTTCTCACCAGACAAAGGGGGAAGACCTCTATGAGTATGAGTAAAAGTTGCTGGCCAAATTAATACCTGACCTTTAACTGGTTTATATCTTTTGTGTTGATATAAGAATTCGGTTTCTCCACCTTCCTCAACAGTATTTAGGTACATCATGGTTGCCATTAACCGCCGGTTAGTACCCAAAGAACCATTCTCTGCGTGCCATGCATGAAATCCTTCACCTGGCATAGTTCTCTGAACATTTAAATATGCTTGCTGATACCTGTAATTTAGTAGAGTTTCGTATTCATTCACATAATGCTGCAAACATTCTCCTACGATTAAATTATATTCCTGCACATACTTATACCCGCACTGATGATCTAACATGAAATCTTCAGTTGCTAAACACTTGTCCTTTCTAAAATGTGCCTTTCTTTCTCCAGAGACACCGCTGGGAGTGAATATTCCAACCCGATTAAAAGTAGCACCACATTTGTCTTGATATTTCCAATACTCAATTAGAGGTTGCGTGTCATAATCAGTATTGAAGATACCGACAAAATTTTCAAATTTAAAATCGATAATTCTTGACATAGTAATACAATAGTAAAAGTGGGGTCCGAAGACCCCAACACTTCCTTCACACGGACATATTATATATGTACAAAAAAAGAGACCTTTCGGTCTCTCGAATAAAGTTTCTTTTTGAGTGCTCGAAGGCGTTGTTTACTTGCTCGGATTCGTCCCTTAC